TTGATAAGGTTATTGATCATACTAAAAAGACAGCAGACATTCGTATTTATCTGAGCAAGGGCGTAAACCCGCAAAAGATGATAGCTAAACTTTATCATGATACCTCGCTTGAATATTGGTTCTCAATCAATATGGTATTACTGGATCAAGGAAGATTTCCAAAGGTATTTGGATGGCGCCAAGCGTGTGATGCTTATATTGAACATATTCGTCAATGTAAGCGTAATATAGTTCAATTTGAACTCGATAAGGCAGAAGCACGACTTAATGTCGTAGAAGGACTATTGATTGCCGTAGCAAACATTGATGAAGTTGTAGCAATTATTCGTGCGTCTAATAGTCCGAAGGAAGCGGCCGAAGCATTGATAGCACGCTTCAATTTCAATAAACCACAGGTAGAAGCGATTCTCGCTATGAAGCTATCCGCTCTAACCCGAATTGATGGGATTAAATTAAATACAGAGAAAGAAGAACTTAATAGGTTTATTGCAGACCAAAGACACTTATTATCAAGCCCCCAGGACCTGGATAAAACACTTATTGAGGCACTAAATATAGTGTCTGAAAAATTTGGTGATGCCAGACGCACGAAAATTACTAATGTGCTCGGTGAAGAGGAAGAGCCGGAGGAAATAGAAGAACAAGACATTGCCGTAATTTATTCTGGTGGAACAATTAGACTAAAAGAAAAAAGTAAAGTTAATTCTTTATTTAAACGGCAAGAAGTTATATATACTACAAATCTTGGTTCATTAACCTGTATCACTGACGCTGGTAAAATGTATAATATTTCTTTGAGTAAGTTGAAACTTGGTAAGGAATATAAGATAAATGAAATAGTAGAAATTGGAGGAGAACATCCGCGCCTACTGATTGATACTATGAGTTTCAATGCTTATAATTCCATTACCTGTATCACTAAAAAAGGATTTATTAAGAAGAGTCATACAAGCGAATATCTTGCTCGCGCTAAAAAAGGCGTGGCAGTAATGAAATTAGAAGCAGATGATTCAATAATCTCGGTAATTATGAGTAGCGATGATAATGATAAAATTGTAATAATTGGTAATAATGATTATTATAACTGCTATCCATTGAAAGATATTGGATATACTGGACGTAACACCAAAGGGGCTAGAGCCATCAAATTAGAAAAAGATGGATATGTTAAAGAGGCAAAATGGGTTGGCGATAAATCTTATACAATTACCGGTCGAGCGGTAAAAGGAGTAAAAAATGGATAAAAAATATATTACATTATTTAAGGATTTGGCGCAAGCCACCGCTGCTTCCGCAGAAACGGTAATGGATTATGATCGCGAAAAAGGCGATGAAAAGGGACTTGAAACTGCTACAATTATGCGTGATGACTATCAAGAATTAGCAAGTCGTATTAATGAAACTGGATATGAAATTACTAAATCAGATGCCGCTAAATTACTTGTCAGCGCGATGATCATGGTCAACCAGCTGCAGGATAGACTAAATAATATAAAGAAAGCAATGGTTGGTTACCAAACCGATGTTATTCCTAAATTGCAGGAAATCGTCGATGCTAAAACGGATGATGATGTTCATAAATTAGCAGAAGAAAAGTTTATAATTGAAAATAATGAATAATTATTTGACTATTTTAAAAATTTATTGTATAATAATAGTGTAAGAAGAGAAGCAGAGGAAGTCATGAGCCTCTGAGATAATGTGCCTCATCACAAGTCTCTTACGATTTTAATCAATGAGGTGATTAAATATGGGATATATTTATAAAATTACTAACTTAGTCAATAATAAGGCTTATGTTGGACAGACAAAACAGCCTATTGAAATAAGATGGGATGCGCATATATATGCAGCCTATAGAGAAAAAGATGATAATAGATATTATCTTCATCGTGCTATAAATAAATATGGTCTTGATAAATTTAAATTTGAAATAATTGAAGAAGTTCCTAATACTAAATTAGATGAGAGAGAAATTTATTGGATAGCACGTTTTCACACATATAGATATGATGAATTAGGTAATCAGAGTTATAACTTAACTCGTGGTGGAAAAGGTAATTGGAAATTTGAACCACAAACTTTGCTTCAAGCATTTTTTAATAATAATGAACATTTAGGAAATACTTGTAAAGATATTGGATGTTCTGAACCAACTTTAATTAAAGTATTGTCAGAATATAATTTACATGGTAAAGGCAGTATTATTCCAATATATCAAATATCATTAAAAGATGGAAGTATTATTAAAAAATATAATTCATGTATTGAAGCGGCGAAAACAATAAATATTGCCCATACTACTATTTGGGCGGCATTAAGCGGAGTTCAAAAGACCGCTGCCGGATACGCTTGGTGTAAAGTAGAAGATTATCCTAATTTTAGACTTGAAGAACATATAGATAATAAACAAAAGAAAGTATTATGTGTTGAAAAAGATTTACAATTTAATATGATTAAAGATGCTGGCGAATGGGTATATGAAAATAGATATACGACTAGTAAAGAAGTAAATGCAAATATATGTAGAGCATGTAAAAAAGGTATAAAAGCATACGGCTTTCACTGGCGGTATGTGTATGAATAAAGAAAATATAAAAATAAGTGAGGTAGATGTATATGACAATAAATAGTGAGCGCGTGCTGAATTTCTTAAAGGAACATTATGGTAATGAGTATAGCAAGCAGGAGATCGCAGATGCACTAGGAATTTCCCTATCTGCAGTAATTGGTTCTATTAATCCTTTAGAAAAGAAAGGATATACCAAGATTACTCGTGAAGAAACTATTGAACTAGAGGCTGCTACTGAAACCCGTAAAGCAAAGACTAAGGTTGTAAAGTACCATACTCTAACTGAAGAAGGATTAACTTATGATCCTATTGCTGAAGAGCAGGCCAAGGCCGCTGCAAAGCAGGCAGAAAAGGAAGCTAAGGCCGCTGCGCGTGAAGCAGCGAAGGCTGCTAAAGCTGCAAAGGATGCCGAAGCAGAATTTTAATATTTGACAAAATATAGAAAATAAAGTATAATTAAGTAAAGAAAAAGTTAAAGGAGAAAAATAAAATGAGTAAAAGTATTTCTATTCAAGCAGGTAACAAATTAAATCTTGCCGGAACCCTAATGGATGTATCATTTGGAGATGGCAAACTATCTGATGGACGTCCGTATAAGCGGGCAACCGTAACAGTTCGTGTTAATCAGACCTATGGTGGTAAGACCGAAACAAGTGATATTCAGGTTGGTATGTTTGCAACCGAGTATACTTCCACAGGTAAGCAGAATCCCGCGTGGAAGAGTTTGACAGATCTCGCTCTTATGCGTACTGCGCAGAATGTTGGTATTGACAATGCTTCTCATGTACGTCTAACTGGTGCGACTCTACAGGAGAACAACTTCGTTTCTCGAAATGGACAGCTAATCAATGGCTGGCAGATTCGCGGCAGCTTTATCAATGAAGCAAAGGTCGCAGACGTGGCATCTTTTGTAACAGATATCTTTATTATGTCTATGGAAGATGAGGTTGATCGTGAAGGTGAAACCACTGGACGTCTAAAGATTAAAGGTGGTATTGTACAGTATGGTGGAAAGCTCGATGTCGTTGAATTTATTGTTGAAGCGCCAGATACTGTTGAATATATTTCTCGTAATTGGGAAGTAAATGGTACGGTTACTGTTAAAGGACGTATTCGCGTTCTTTCTCAGGAAGAAGAAGTCCAGTCTAGTGGCTGGGGAGAAGATGTACCAGAAACTACAACTAAATTTGTACGAGAACTAATTATCACAACCGGTGATGATGAGTGCAAAGAAGAAGATTTTGCATACGATCCAGTTGAGATTAAGAAAGCATTTAATGATCGTAAGGCTGCGATTGAACAGCTGCAGATCAATGCACGTGCTGCCGCACCGAAGCAGGGCGCGGGTAGTGCAAATGCCGCGGAAGCTTCCTCTAAAAAGTATGATTGGGAGTAAGGCGTGAGCCTTACCCCATTTTATACAAGAGGTGAGTTAAATGGCAGATATTGATATTTTTAATTTAAAGCCAAGCGTTATTGATCGTTCAGTTAAAGGTAAGTATATTCTTATCTATGGTAAAAGTAAAAGTGGAAAGACCTCTTTTGCAGTACAGGCTCCACGTACATTGACTTGCGCATTTGAACTAGGTCTTAATGCTTTAAGTGGACAATATTATGTTCCAATGCCAAAATGGGCAGATTTTAAAAAGGTACTTACTCAGCTAAGAAAACCACAAGCGAAGGAAATGTATGATACTATAGTTATTGATACAGCTACTTGGGCGTATGATCTATGTGAAAAATATGTATGTCAAAGAGAGAATGTTAGTAGTGTACGTGAAATCCCTTGGGGACAAGGCTGGGGAATGGTAAAGAAAGAATTCTCGGAAGCACTTCGTGAAATAACAATGTTGGGTTTTGGTGTTATTCTAATTTGTCATGATAAAGAAAAAAGTACTGATATGCATGATGAAGATGGTAATCCCATTACAATGGTTGAACCTGATGGCCCTCGTCAAATGAGAGAAGTAATAGATGCTCTTGTAGACATTATTGGATATATTGGAACGGAATTTGATCCTGTAACCAAAGAAAGTACTCGTTATCTATATACACGTTCTACTCCTTATGTATTTGCAGGGAGTAGATACAAATATCTTGCTCCTAAGATTAAGTTTGGTTATGATGAATTAGTCGCAGCCATAGCTGACGCCATTGATAAGGATGTCGAATTAAATGGCGCGCAAGTTACTGATCACGTAGAAACGATACAGATTAAAGAACGTCCATTCCAAGAAATTATGGCTGATGCGAAAGAAGCATGGATGAATTATTTAAATAAAGCTACAAATGATGAAGAAAAAGATCAACATTTGGCGATTATGAAAGATATTATTCGTCGTGTATTTGGTACAGAAGATTTTAAATTAAGTCAGGCAGTACCTTCGCAGGCGGACTTGGTAGAATTATTCATTGATGAGATGAAGAATTTGGAATAAATGATATAATAAAGGAGCCGATAGGCTCCTTTTTATTTGACTTTTTTTTGAGTTTATGCTATACTTTATATAGAATAAAAGTATGGAAGTGACAATATGCAATTAACAAGAAAATGTTTTGGATGTAAACAAGATATAAGAAAAGACGAAATGATACAATATTCAACTCTAAGTGGTAAAACTACATATTGGTATTGTAAATCATGCTATGAAGAAAGATTGGCGCGTGAAAAATTTCAAACAAAAGTATGTGAAATATTTGGAATTAAATCACCAGGACCACTTATCTGGACGCAACGAAAAAAACTTAGAGATACTTATGGGTATACTGATGATGCAATTGTTGACTGTTTAGAGTATATCTATAATGTAGAACATATGAATAAATTAAAAGAATCTTTAGGTCTTGTTGGCCCAAAAAGTATGACAAATATGAAAGCTTGGCGCGCGAACAAAAAAGCTCAAGCAAGCAGCATCGCCGCGGCGATTGCAAACACAGAAACTCAAGAGTATATTGTTCCAGTTAGAGAAAATAAGAAGAAAAGAGCAGAAATAAATCTAGATGATGCACTTCTAGAATAAAAGAAAGGAGGAATTATATGACGCTATCCGACACTATGGCATATCGCCAAGTCATCGGTTGCTTAATGTATAAACCTCTATTATTTTTGGAGTATCCTGACATACAAGCGTATGACTTTGACTTTAAGCCGGCGAAAGTATGTCTTTTTGCGATTAAAAAATTATATGAGGCGGGCGCAACAGTGCTAACACCGCTAGAGGTAGATCAAGAAATTGAAGGAAGCGGTGCAGCTGCCGCACAAGCATATAAAGCAGAAAATGGTCTTAACTTTCTGAAAGAGGCTTATGAACACGCCCAATTAGGCAACTTTGAAGTATATTATAAGAGATTAAAGAAGTATTCGTTGTTAAGAAAGTTACAGAAAGCACATTATGATATTAGTAAGTATTATGTGAGTGATAAAGATTTAAAAGATCCGGCATTAGAAACAGAATTACTTGATAGATTAGAGAAAGCATCATTAGAAGATATATTAAATAGTGTTGAAAAAGATTATAGTGAAATTAGAAATGAGTATTTAAATGGCGGCCGAATGCAGGGTGATCCGGCAGAAGGATTAACAACTTTGATTGAAGATTTAAGAAAGTCACCAAGCATTGGACCAAGTTTGGAGGGTAAGATATTTAGTTCAGTATGCAGAGGCGCGCGAGAAGGCTGTTTCTTCTTGAAATCATCATCTACTAGTGGCGGTAAATCAAGAACAGCAATTTTTGATGCATGCCATATCGCATATCCTAAACGATGGTCACATGAAAAGAATGCATTTATTGAAGAAATACAAGCAGATGGAACTCCAAGAGAGCCAAGAAAGGTTTTATTTATCGTAACAGAAATGGATAAAGAAGAACTTCAAACAATTATGTTAGCATATTTATCTGGCGTTGATGAAGATAGTATTTTAACAGGTAAGTATGAATTGGGCGAATTAACAAGAGTAAAGCAGGCCGCAAAAATAATTGAAGAATATAGCGGTTATTTCTTAATTGAAGAAATAAGCGATCCGAACCTTCAAAATGTTGAAGCGACAATTAGGAAATATGCAACAGTTGATGAGGTAAAATATGTATTCTTCGATTATATTCATTCAACCGCTAGTATGATTAATATGTTCTCACGTAATAATGTACGCGAGGATGAACAAGAGTTATGTCCTCTAACACTACTTTTCCGCTAATCAGCGGGGTCATAGAAATATGGCTAACGAGGAACACTGACTGTCAATGAAAAATTATTGGCGAATAATTTTGAGAAAAAAGTGAATCTCGTGGGAAATTTTTACTAAAGTTATTTATCATTAAAATCACATATCCTGTGGAGGTGATATCAATGATATTTAATTATTATAAAATCGCAAATAAAATAAATAATAGAGTTTATATAGGCATTACTGAATTACCAGTAGAAAAACGATTTATTTAGCATAAACAAATGTTAAATAATAATAAACATCCAAATTATCATTTATAGCCGGATTGGAATAAATATGGTGAAAATAATTTTTCTTTTGAATTATTAGAAACAAAAGAATATGATAATTTAGAGGATGGATATTATCATGAATATGAATTAATTTCAAATTCCTCGGAGGAACTGTATAATATATAGCCAGGTGGAATTGT